CCGGCTCTCGGATTATCATTGATATCCCTGGAATGCCCGAAGCCGTTATCAATTCAGTTAAGTTTCGATCTAACATGATGGCTCATAAAAAAGGCGATTTAAATATTAAAACCAGATAGTTAAACATTGGTCTGGTTGTATGATACAATAATAAACATAAAAGGTGGTTTATGAAAAACTTGTCTCGCTCGGAGTTAATCCGACTTTCTCTTTTGCGCCAAGAGAACGAAGCAAAACTTACAAACAAAGGCGCACTTGTGGTGGATACATCTCCACACACAGGGCGCTCACCAGACGCAAAATACATTGTCGAAGACGACATCACAAAGAACTTGGTTGATTGGAACAACAATCAAAAAATGTCCAAAGAGACATACAAGAAAACAAGAGAACTTATCGACAAGGTAAAAGGAACAGAACACTTTGTCCAAGAGGTTTACGCAGGCGCAGACCCCAACCACCGCTTAAAAGTTCGCGTCCACACATCCCGAGCTTGGCATTCTGCTTTCGCAAGAAATATGTTCTTTGTTCCCGAAGAAGAAGAGTTGGAAAACTTTGAAGCAGACTTTAACTTGTATTACTTCCCAGAAGAACTTGTTTTTCCAAAGGTCGTTATTTCTTTTGAGAATAAAGAAATCTTTATTTCAGGGACTTCTTACGCAGGAGAAATGAAGAAAAGCGTATTCACTGTGCTTAACTTCTTGCTACCTCAAAAGAATATCCTTCCAATGCATTGCTCGGTAAATGTATCCAGGCATAGCGCATCTCCCACAGTGTTCTTTGGATTGTCAGGCACAGGCAAGACAACCCTGTCAGCAGACATAGCCAACTGGCTTGTAGGCGACGATGAGCACGGATGGTCAGACGAAGGCGTCTTTAACTTTGAAGGCGGTTGTTACGCAAAGACAATCAACTTATCTCAAGAAGATGAGCCGCTTATCCACAGAGCCGCACAAAAATTTGGAACTGTATTGGAAAATGTTGTAGTAAACAACGGAGAGCCTGATTTCTTTGATGATTCTATTACAAAGAACTGCCGAGCTTCTTATCCTTTGGAGTTTGTTAAGAACATTTGGACAGAGACGCACAGCAGACATCCCGACAATGTTATTATGCTTACCTGCGATGCCTATGGTGTTCTTCCCCCTGTCGCACGCTTAACTGAATCAAGCGCCATTGAGCAGTTTCTATTAGGCTATACAGCCAAAGTAGCAGGCACAGAGAAAGGCGTAACAGAGCCCCAAGCAACTTTTTCACATTGTTTTGGCGCTCCTTTTATGCCTATGCGACCGAAGGCTTACGCAGAGCTTTTAAGACAAAAGATTAAAAAACATAATGTTAACTGCTGGTTAGTCAATACTGGCTGGACTGGTGGTCCTTATGGCGAAGGAAAAAGAATGCCCATCGCCCTTACAAGACGCATTGTAACCTCTATTCAGAACGGATGGATGAAAGAATTTACCTTCAAGAAGCATACTTATACTGATCTAGAAATACCAATAGACTGTAAATGGATGCCAGAGGAGATTTTAAATCCAGAACTAGGATGGAAAAATAAAGAAAAATACGTTGCTCAAGCTAATAAGCTAATGAGCATGTTTATCGAGCAGCTTAAAAAAGGTTCGTTTTAAAGAGGGAATGATGATTGAACGTAGGAGATTTAATAAAATGGTATGAACCCATAGATGGTAAAGAATACTATGGGATGGTTGTTTGTACAGATGTAATGACCAAATACGAGAATACCTTTTTGATTGAGATACTTCACGAACTCGACATTCACGAACTTGTAGAGATTTATTGGTTTGAAGATAAATTTACTGAACTTATTTGGAAAAGATACTTAGAAATTGTTTCTGAGTTTAATCCTTGAAAAAATCAACAACAGTGTTTATAATATACAAATGAGTAACAATCTAAAGCGCAAGCTCAAGCGCAAAAAAAAGAGGCAAGCCCAAAAGGAACTGACTGCAAAGGTTTCTTTGTTTGGTCGTCTTGGTGACCAATGCTTGGTGTGTGCCAAGCCTTTCGATAAAAAGAACAGAGAACAAGTAATGTCTTGGTCTGTTGTTGTTAAAGAAGAAAAAAACCAAGTTAACTTATACTGTCCCGACTGTTGGAATAAGGCAGCCGAGATTGTCGATGATTTTAAAAAACGAGTGGAGGAAAGAAATGATCATTGAATACACAAGAATTAGAGAAAATGCTACACCGCCTACGAGAGGCAACCCAAGTGACGCTGGACTAGATGTCTTCTTCAATCCAGAAGACGGCAATAGCGTAACCTTAACACCAGGGTCAAGCGAGCGCTTCCAAACAGGACTTCGCTTTGGTGTTCCCCACGGTTACATGCTTCAAGTAATGAACCGTTCTTCTGTCGCAGCAAAGCGCAACCTTGTTGTTGGAGCACACGTTGTTGACTCTGGCTATGACGGTGAAGTATTTATTGACCTTCACAACATTGGGAATATGAACCAGACAGTCGAAGCAGGCGCAAAGATTGCTCAGGTTGTTCTTGTTCCAGTCGTAGCTTTCAGGGCACTAGAAACAAATAATGGGAACCTTTATGACTGGTATCCAATCACAATCTCTGAACGAGGAGAAGGAGCCCTTGGGAGCACAGGCGAATGAAAGGTTTAGTGCCCCCAGGAGGATACACAAATGAAGAAAGAGTCAACCACCCGCAACACTATAACTCTGGCAAAATCGAAGCGATCGATGCGATTGAAGATTGGGACCTTGGTTTTCACGACGGAAATGCGCTTAAATATATTGCGAGACATAAACATAAACAAAACCCTTGCGAGGATATTGAAAAGGCTATCTGGTATCTCCAAAGACACCTCGAAATCTTAAAGGCGAACAATGATTAAAGTTATGAGCCCGTCCGATTGGACAAGAGAGAATAAAATGAAAGAAGCAGTATCATTTGACGATGTTCTAATGGTTCCTCAATACAGCGACATAGAAAGTCGCTCCGAGGTAAACATTAACAGCGACCTAGACGACAACATCACCCTTCATCTACCAGTCATTTCTAGCCCTATGGATACAATCACAGAGTTGGCTATGGCTCAAGAGATGAGCAGGTCAGGAGGTATTGGCATTGTCCACCGCTACAACTCTCCCAGAGAACAAGCAGAGATTATCAAAGAAGCAGTCATACAACTGGTTGATAATCCAGCCGCTGCTATTGGAATAACAGGCGACTTTATGGAAAGAGCAAAAGCCCTTGTTGAAGCAGGGGCAAAAGTTCTTTGTGTAGATGTAGCCCACGGTCATCACATTATGATGAAGAACGCCTTAACTAAACTTAAAGCAGAGTTCAGCAGTCAGATACATATTATGGCTGGTAATGTCGGCACACTAGAAGGTCTTAACGCACTAGCTGAGTGGGGCGCTGATTCTGTTCGATGCGGCATTGGAGGAGGTTCTATCTGTTCTACTCGTCTTGTTACAGGTCACGGTGTCCCCACATTACAAAACATTATTGATTGCGCTAGAAGCCATCACGATGTAAAGATTATTGCTGACGGTGGCATCAAGAAAAGCGGAGACATTGTAAAAGCTCTTGCTGCTGGTGCTGACTTTGTAATGGTTGGCTCTATGTTTGCAGGAACAGACGAAACCCCAGGACAGGTGTTTACAAGCCAGTCAGGCAAGAAGTATAAAGTATACAGGGGCATGGCTTCGAAAGACGCTCAAACGGACTGGAGAGGCAAATCTTCCACGCCAGAAGGCATCTCAACTACAGTTGCTTACAAAGGATCAGTCAAATCTGTTCTAAAAGATCTAGACGGCGGTATTAGAAGCGGACTTTCCTATACAGGAGCAAGAAACTTGCTTGAGTTGCGGACAAAGGCACAGTTTATCAAGCAAACAAACGCAGGTCAACAAGAAAGCTTCACTCACATTCTTATGAGGAACAAGTAGTGGGAAAAGCAAAGTATCCACCAGCACCGTCAGAAGAAGAACGCAAGAAGTTTATGTTCTATGATACGGAGAAAAACCAAATAGACCTTCGTATCCGCCTACAATACGATGGAATGAATCAGTCCAACTTCTTTCGTGCTATGATTGCTGGATACTTGGAAAAAAACAAACACATTATGGAATACATCGCAGAATACAAAGAGAAGTATATTATCCATAATAAAAAGAAACGCAAAGAAACAGCAGAACTGCTTGAAAAAGGCAGAGAGTTGGAAAACGACTTTGCTTTAGACGAAGATGACATTGAAAACATCTTTGACATTTTAGAAAAGGAGCACCCAGATTTATGAAAAAGAAATGCTTTCAAATGTGTGTCGATGCCGACATTACATGCCCAGTAAAAGATTGCAGATTCTGGATAGATTATAAAAAAGATTTAAATTGCACTATTATCTGTGCTAATCAAAACGGACCTTTGTCTTTGCGAGAGGTAGCAGATAGAATGGGCGTTAGCTTTGTAAGAGTAAAACAAGTACAGGACATTACTGTTGGAAAGTTTGTAAAAAGACTCGCGAGAGAGGGTGTGAAAGAGACAGATGTAATGTCTGTTTTAGGTTCTCTTAAAAGCGGCGACGAAGACCATTCTCTAACGTAATAAAAAATGCTTTTACTCAATCTAAGAACTATTTAATAGAGACAAATGCTGTTTTTCACTTCAAGGAGTTATACAAAATGAGCGACAAAAAAATGCTAAACGAAGCGTCTGTACGTAAGATGATGAAGCTTGCCAACATTCCTTCCCTTACAGACAAATTTATTAAAGAAAACTACTTCGATTACCCAGTTGAAGAAAAAATGCACTACCAGCGCGATGAAGAAGAGCACATGGGTGAGGCTGCTCATGAAGAAGAGCCAGAAATGCCTATGGAAGAACCAGAAATGGACCTCGATGTAGACATGGAAGAGCCTGCTGATGAAGATCTTCCTGCTGCTGAAGAGCTTGTGCAAGACCTTATGGGTGTTCTTGAAAAGCATTTTGATGATGTCGAGTTTAATGTTGATGTTGAAGGGGAAGACGATCCTATGGACGAGCCAGCGATGGACCCTGAGCCAGAGATGGAGCTTGATGTAGATGCCGACGAAGCAGGCGATGACATGGACCTTGACGTAGATGTTGACGAAGAAGAGCCCGTCATGGAAACCGACCTTGAAGAAGAAACAATCGAAGAAACCGACCTTGAAGAAGAAGAAAGTTTCGGCGCAGGCATCGCAGATGCTGCCGGTGAAGAAAGCGAAGTAGAAGCCGACAAAGCCTTCATGGAAGAAGAAACACTCGAAGAAGAAGAACTAGAAGAAATGGAAGATGACCACGCTCATAGCAAGCTCATCGATGCCATCGCAGCCAAGGTTGCTGAACGTCTTCTTGCCGAGGCAAAGAAAACAAACGAATAAATAATAATAAAAAAGTTTGTTAAACAAGTTAAGCCGGGAAAAATCCCGGCTTTCTTTTTTTGATTTGGTGTTTATAATATAGGCAGAGTTTTACGGAGGATCTATGGATTTTGGAACAGCCTTATTTTTATTTCTAGCAGGTGTCTTTTCACATCAGCTTGGAAGCTATCTTTTTATGGAAGCAAAAAAGATTTTGTTTTTCAATGATGTTGCTTTTGGAAGTTTAAGAATCTTTAAATTTGTTGTTGAAGCAGCCGAGATGATGCACAAGTTTAAATACGAAGAAATGGAAAAGAACAAAGCATCAGAAGAAGAAATAGAAAAAGAAAAAGAAGATGATAGAAAGATGCTTGGCGTCTGGAAAGAGGTGGCTATAACAGGAATTAGGCAAATGCTGCCACCAAAGATGCAACCTTTGTTAAGATTTAACAACTGGGAAGAGGCAATGAGACTACTTAATAATAGAGACAAAAAGGAATAGTATCATGCCCTCCCTAACTCCAGACAAGCCAAAAAAAACAAGAAAGAAAAAATCCAAACAAGAAGAAGCACCCGAAGAAGAACTTCCAGGTCTTCCTGATTTTCCTATTATCTTTAATATGGATGCTCCCTCTTCTAAACCTAAAGAAGAGATTAGAACTATTGGCTTGTACGGAACAATTAAGGAAGAGGTATGTGCAGAGATTGTATACTCTCTTGTGGTGCTTGATAAAACAGGGAAAAAGATTATTCCTCCACCGCTTGATGATCCAGACGGACCAGAAGAAGAGATTAATTTGCCTATTGAAATGATTATTTCATCTTATGGAGGTTCTGCGGCTGACATGTTCTCTGTCTATGACACAATGAGGGACGTAAGACAACGCTGCGACATTGAAACACAAGGACTTGGAAAGATAATGTCCGCCGCCGTCCTTCTTCTCGCAGCAGGAACCAAAGGCAAGCGGAAGATTGGCAAGCACTGTCGAGTTATGATACACGGTGTTATCTCAGGTCAACACGGACACATTTCAGATCTTGAGAACGAGATGGAAGAAGCTAAGTGGACACAAGGACAATACGTCAAAGCACTTGCCTCCGAGACAAACATGACTGAAAAGTATATCAAAAAACTAATCGATAAAAAAGTAAACATTTATCTAGACGCAGAAGATGCGGTGGATTTAGGGATTGCTGACATTATCGTATGAGGTGTATTATGAGTTGGCGAAAGAATTTTTATAACAAACGCTCTGCAAAGAAGCTAGGATGGGAGCCTTCTTGGTTTGGCGCATCAGGCTTTAACGCAGAACTAATCGCAAAGATTATGGCTTTTCAAGAAGAGCACGACCTCGATGCAGACGGTATGTGCGGAGACATGACCTACCGTCGCAAGATTGCGTCCCGCCAGATGCTTATTCTTGGCGATGAGGAGGTAGATAGTGTTGACAATAAGAACTTTATTTACTGCGATGGATTCAAAAAAAGGATTATGTGGGACAAAGTTAAGACTTCTTGGCTTCCAGAAAACTGCTACAAAACCTACACAAAATACAGAAAACCTACAATGATTGTGACTCACTGGGATGCTGCTCTTTCAGCCGCTTCTTGTAAGCGCATTCTAGAAAAGAAAAAGATCTCTACACATTTTGTTATCGACAACGACGGAACAATTCTTCAGTTGGTTGACACAAACCACGCAGCTTGGCACGCAGGCATCAGGAAAGTAAACAATGCTTCTATTGGTATTGACTTCTCTAATGCTGTCTATACTAAGTATAATCTTACTTATCAACGCAGAGGTCACGGATTACGCCCAGTCATCGAGGATTGGCGCGTACACGGACGCAAGATTAAACCCTTCCTTGGGTATTACCCTGTACAGATAGAAGCCTACAAGGCACTATTAACTGCCCTTCACGAGCATTATGAGATAGAACTTAAATGCCCTCTTACAGAAAACGGCAATCTTGTCCAAGGAGTTGACCCTGACGCAAGAGATGCAAAGTTCAAAGGAGTTGTAAACCATTACAATCTAACAACAAAGAAGTGGGATTGTTCAGGACTACAACTTGATGAAATCTTAAAAGAAATTACTTGAAATTATTTCACAGGTGTTTATAATATAGATTAACGCAACGAGGTATAAATGTCTAAACACTACCAGTCCGGTACAGGACTAAATGAAAAGATCCTTAACGGGGTCAATAAGCTTGCTGATAATGTAGCAAGCACACTTGGTCCAAAAGGACGAAATGTTATCTTACACAAAAAGGGTGGGTCACCCATTGTTACGAAAGACGGTGTAACTGTCGCTAAATTTATTGAGTTTGATGATCCGTTTGAAAATGTCGGAGCACAAATTCTCAAGCAAGCAGCACAAAACACCAACACTAATGCTGGAGACGGGACAACGACTTCGACGGTGCTAGCTAGGGAAATACTAGTCCAGGCACAGAAGTATTTGGCTTCTGGCGTATCGCCGGTCGAGCTAAAGAGAGGTATGGATAAAGCAGTTACCGAGATTGTTAGTAATCTTGATGAGCTTTCCATTCCCGTTTCCAGCCTCCAAGACATTAAGCATATTGCTACTATCTCTGCTAATGGCGATGAAAACATTGGTGAGTTAGTGTCAACTGCTATTGACTTGGTAGGCAAAGACGGCTCTATAACCATTGAAGAAAGCAAATCTCTTACAACTACATTAGACACAGTTGAAGGCTTTCGCTTTGATTCAGGTTATTTTTCCAAGTCTTTTGTAACAGATCAGCGTCGGGGTGCTGTGGTTTATGATGACCCTCTTATCTTGGTTACAGACCATCGCATCGAACAACTAGAGGAAATTTTGCCTATGCTTGAAGTCGTGGCAAGAGAAAACAAACCTCTAATCATTGTCGCTGAAGAAGTTGAAGGTCAAGCCCTCGCTGCTCTCATCATGAATACTGTGCGCGGTTCTATGAAAATCGCTGCTGTTAAGGCTCCTCGCTATGGTGAAGAGCGCCGGGGCATCCTTCAAGACCTCTGTATTTCCACTGGTGCTACTTTTATTTCTCGTTCAGGAGCTTTAACCCTAACAGAAACAAAACTAGAACATCTTGGACGAGCAAAGAAGATTGATGTAATAAAAAATAATACTACCATTATTGACGGAGAATCTGACTGGGATGAAGTAGAAAAGCGTATCGCTTCTCTTAAAGAGGAAATCACCCAGACAGACGACATTCACGAGTGCGAACGCATTCAAGAGCGCATTACTCGTCTAGCATCAGGCGTAGCCATTATCAAGGTAGGCGGCGCAACTGAGATTGAAATGATGGAGAAAAAGCATCGCGTCGAGGATGCTCTTGAAGCAGTCCGTTCAGCACAACAGGAAGGGACTGTTACAGGAGGAGGTACTGCCCTTGTCCGAGCAGCCCACAAGCTAAAAGTAACAACCGATAACAATGAACAAGCCATTGGGGTGGAGATTATCAAACAATCCCTTACAGGACCAATCAAACAAATGGCTTTAAACGCAGGCGAATCACCAGATTTAATTATCAACAGGATTGTTAAAACAAAGAACACAAGACAAGGTTGGGATTTTTCAACTGGAAAAATGGTTGACATGTATGAAGCAGGTATTATCGATCCTAAAAAAGTTACGAGAAATGCGATTGAAAACGCCACTTCAGTTTCTTCCACCCTACTTACAACGAGTTGTGCCATAGTGGAGGAATAACAATGGAAGACCACCAGAAAAAACTAGTTGAGTTAGAACAGAAGTTCTTACTTTTCGAACAAAAACTTTTGAGTGGTATTGATAGTATTCAGGATAATCAAAAAGAAGCAGTAGAAGCTATTGTTCAAATAAAGGAAGCCATCTTTGACCCCGACAAGGGCTTATTTGCTCGCGTCAAAGAAGTAGAAAACTGGAAAGAAACATCAAG